CCCCTTCCCGCATTTCCTCTGCTACCTGTTGCGGGAACTCAACCTGGCCGACACGCCAACACTGCGCCAGCTGGAAGTGGCGCAATGGATGGAGACCGGTCCTGATTCCTCCATCACCGTTGCCTACCGCGGTCTGGGCAAGTCATTCGAGGGGGCGGCCTATGCCCTCTGGCGGCTGCGGCATGACCCCTTCTCAGAACGGGTGCTGATCCCTGCTGCCACCAAAGACAAGGCTGAGGAGATCGCCACCTTCATGGCGCGTGCCATCCGCGAGGTGGACATCCTGCGCTGTCTGGAACCGAAGCCCGATGGCCGCTCGTCAGTCAAGGCGTTCGACGTGGGCCCGGCCTACATCGACCAGAGCCCCAGCGTTCGCATCGTTGGCATCCTCTCTCCATCGCTCACCGGCAAGCGCTGCACCCTGGCGTTGCCGGACGACATCGAGACCCTCAACAACTCGATCACACCGCTCAAGCAGGAACGTCTGGCCCAGGCCGTCACCGAGCTGGAGGTGATCATCAAGCCGGACGAACCTGACTTCGATCGGTCTGCACCACCAGACTTCAACGCCGCCGGTGAACGACAGGTCTTCCCTCGTCAGATCCGCTACCTCGGCACACCGCACCTGGAAACCTCGCTCTACCTGCGGCTGGTGCGCGAGCGGAACTACGCGATTCGCTACTGGCCGGCCAGGTTCCCCAACCCCTCCGACCCTGACGAGTGGGATGCCTATGACGGCAGCCTGTCACCGGACATCGCTGAAGCGGTGCTTGAGCAGCCATCGCTCGCGGGTTCGCCAACGGACCCCGAGCGGTTTGGCCATGAGGAGCTGCTGAAGCGCGAAATGAAGATGACTCGCGCTTCTGTCCAACTGCAGTACCAGCTGAACTGTCGTCTCAGCACCCTCGATCGATACCCGATTCGTCTGTCCGATCTGATGGTGATGGATCTGGACGGCAAGGCACTGCCTGAAGTGGTGGTCTGGGCCGCCGGCCCGGATGAGCGGATTCAGGATCTGATGTGCGTTGGCCTTGGCGCTGATCGCTACTACCACCGTCCAGCCAAGGTGGATGGATGGGTGACGCGCGAGGAAACCTGGCGGTGCGTGCTGGCGATTGACCCATCCGGCCGCGGCGCGGATGAACTGGCGTGGGCTGTGATCGCAGAGCTCAACGGCAACTTCTTCCTCTTGGAAAGCGGTGGCACCACCCGCGGGTATGAGCCCGCTGTGCTGCAGCGTCTGGCGCAGATCGCACAGCGCTGGAACGTCGGCTACTGCGTGGCCGAGAGCAACATGGGTGATGGCATGTTCACCGCCCTGCTGCAGCCGGTGATGGCCAACGTGCATCCAGTCTCAATCGAGGAGGTGCGCGTCAGCCAGCAGAAGGAACGCCGCATCGTTGACACCCTTGCCCCCCTGGTGCAACAGCATCGGGTGGTGGTGAATCGTGAGCTGATCCGCAAGGACTACGCCGATGCCGAACGCGATCCTGAGCTCGGCCACCAGCGGTCGCTCATGTACCAGTGCAGCCGCATCACCATCGAGCGCGGTGCGCTGGTGTTTGATGACCGGCTCGATGCCACTGCCCTCGGGGTCAAGTTCTTCACCGATGCCGCAGCCCAGGATCAGAAGAAGGCGCAGCAGCAGCGCAAGGACGACATGGACGATGAAAACCTGCGTGCCTGGTTTGATGAAAGCGGTGCCTGCATTGATGCCCTAGCGATGGGCTGGAAGCCGCGGCCTGGTGGCATGGCCTACGGGGGGATCAGGCGCTGAGCTGGTTGTCCTGACGCAGCGGCACCACCTTCGGCTTGTCCTTCAGAGCGGAGAAGTCGAGCTTGCCTGCCATGCGTGAACGCAAGGCCGCAGTGTCATCCTCGGAGAGATTGGCGGTGACACTGTTCTGCTTCAGCAGCTGCAAAGCAACGCGCAGATCGTCATTGCTGGCGCCATTGCTGATGCGCTCACGCACAGCGCTGACAACCTCGGCGTGCAGTTCCTCCAGATCCTTGTTCAGATCCGCCATTGTCAGCTCTCCTGGTACACCGACACGAACATCTTGCCGCGCTTCAGGCGGGGCATGATGTGATCGCGTAGATCAGCGTTATGGCAGCGGATGCAGCCATGCGTTGGCAGCAGGGCCTGACGAGGCTGCCAGCAGCCGGGCCAGCCCAGCCCCGACCCGCCGCCATGGATGGCGATGCCAGCACGCCCGTAGCGGCGCTCCTGCGCTTCCAGCTCGATCAGATCCAGCGTGTACCAGCCATAGGGCATCAGCTCTGGTTGACGGCCGGGGGCATCGCCCAGGCGGTCGTAATCACGCCACACCGAACCCACCCGGTACAAGCCAGGGGGTGTGTCGGTGTTGGGCTCACCCCATTGGTTGTCACGTCCCTGCCCGCGGGCCAATGCCGTGAGCTTGAACAGTTGGGTGCCATCGAAACTCCAACCGGTCAGCGTTTCGCTCTGATCGTTGACGACCAGATGGGTGTCACCCAGCTGGAACCCCCAGTCCTGCGGTTTGGTCTTCGGGCCGATGAGTGTCATGCAAACACCCTCGATGGATGCTTGGGCGAGACGACATAGGCGTCCCACCCCTCAGGCAGCTCACCGACGAAGTTGACGTGCCAGCCGTCAAGCAGTACAGGTGGGGTGATCACCTTGCCAGTTTTGGAGTCAAAGGTGCCGCCTTTGTAGATGGGGCCGATGACATCCAGGGCGTGGGTGTGGCTGGCGGTGAGCACCACGGTGTCACCGTCTTCATTGGTGGTGGTAAGGCCAGCAGCATCCAGGGCAGCCATGCCGGTGGATTCGTCGGGAAAGCGGAGGTATGTGGTGGTCATTGCGTGATGGTTTGGAGGGTGGAGTTGGAAAGGCGCTGGGGGAAGAACGCGAGGCGCTTGATGGTGCTGTTGAGAGCGCCTGCGCCTGTTGGATTTGCGCCCAATCTCAACTGGTCAACTGTCGGAATTGTTGCGCTTGTATCTTCCGTGCCTAGCGTCCCAGCATTTGCAAAATTAATTGAATTCAGGACATAAGAAAGTGCGAACTGTTGTTGCGTTCCAAATGTGTAGGCAATGGTATTATTTGCTTGAGTTATGCCTCCTGTTACAACGCGAGCAACGCGGGCGCTTATGCCAGCGTCCGCTTGGATGCGATTGTTTGCAGTCCCATCAGATGCTGAAAACAGAGTTGTACTAAGGGCTGGATTAATTGCATTAACAAACACCGTCCCCTCATCCTGCCGATACCAGGAGCTGAAGTTCGCCCCCGTGATGCTGGCAACGTCCGCGCTGCGGGTGACTGCGGCGGCGGTGGTGGGGATGTAGCTGGTGGCAAAGGCACCGGCTTCTAGTTGGGCGCCCCAAATGAACAATCCTTTGGTAACATCACCAGCGTAAGACCTGGCAAAACTGCCATCAATAATAAAATTGCTTATTCGTGAAGAAGCGCCAGACGCACATGTGTTAGTCGCGGAACACCTATACCAGCCATTTGCATAGGCTTGGATGCTAGCGGTCACGCCAGCATCAGAACCTTGAACCGAACCGCTGCCAGAAAGGTTAAAGCGGGCAAATCTGTCTGTAAAAATAGTACCCGGGTAACCAATTTCAAAGTTTCTACCACCAATGCTTTTGACAAAAACAGAGTACGTATAGACTGTGCTGGTAACAAACGTAAAAGACATACCATCTTGAATGTGCAAGCCAGTTGCTGCCGTTTCTAGGTATTGATCAGCCGTTGAAGCACCATCTGGAGCGGTCGCTTGGTTTTGCGACATGGTGATGTTGAACGGTGTCAGCCATTGGCTAGTGTCCTCTGAATACGTCAGGCTGTTCGTCCTCTGCTCCTCCACCAGCAGGCCCAGGCTTTCGCCGGTCGTGGGGTTGTGGTCAAACCTCGGCACATCCACAGCTGCCGTCTGCAGCCTTCCCGCGCTGTCGATGAAGGTTGCGCTGCTGGCGCGGGTGAAGGTGATCAGCTGACGACCACTCACATCATCAATAAGGTTCCTGTTCTCCGAAAACTTCAGATTCAGTGTTGGCAGCGCCGGGAATGAGCCCGCGATAGGCAGATCCTCCACTAATTGAGTAGCAGGCGACAGTTGCCGCGATGAAACCTTCAGCGTGACAGGCGTCAGTGCAGCTGGCGTGAAGGCGCCAACAGTCTCCAGCTCGGCATACAGCGAACCGCTGTATGGCACCAAATTGATGTGGCGTCGGATGTCGGTCGTGATGCTGTAAATCGTGTCGCCAAGATCAACAGGTGCATT